CTATGCCGCCACGCTTTCGGCGACCCAGACCGCGTAGAGCGTTACGCTCACCGTGCCGAGCGTCAGCTTCGCGCCGGGCGCGACCGTTATGCCGGTCCCGTCCTTGGCCGTATTCCAGCCATTGAAGATAGATCCGGCCCTAGTCAGGCTTCCGGTATTTTCTCGCGCTACTGCCGTATTACCCGCATTGTAGGAAACCGTGTCTAGGGGCGCGGAGCCGCCGTCTGAGCCGTTGCCGTCATATGTGATGCTCAGTCCCGTAGGCGTGCTTGTCTGGGCTGTCTGCGTCTCTTGCGCGGCTTCATCTGATGTGCCTGTTCCGTCTGCGTTGCTCAGGACTTTTTCCTCGCTGGTAATGTTGCTCTGGAGCGTTTCCGCTGCTGTCTCAACAGTCTTTGCGATTGAGTTGCCCGTAGTATCTGCGACGAGCTTTGCCGCCTCGGCCACATTGCCGACCGCCGTGGACAGCGACTTTGCGTCGACGACGCCTTCGACGACCGAGAATGACAGTACCGAGGCGAAAACCAGGCATGAGCCGTTAATCACCTGATTCTGCGAGATCATGATCGCGCCGATCGCGACGCCCGCGGCCGCCAGCAGGAATTTGCGTCCGAAAAGATTTGCGAGTTTCTTTTTCATATGTACCTCCTCCTATTTTAGGGCCTAACGGTCCATTATTACATAGTGTTTTTGCTATCCACATCCGCGATAATTGCCTGTTCAAGGGCTTTTTGCCTGGCTTCAGCCGCATCGAAGTTTTTCATTGCTTCCTCCAGATCACCGTTCGGCGGTGGCTTTGTCACCCCCTTGTAAAGCCAGAAAAGCAGCCTTCCGGCAGCATGCCGCCGGTCTGCTTCCGCAATTGCCCGCTGTTTGCGCTGTTCGTCGAGATCATTTTTCTTTTTTTCCTCATCATCGGCTTTTTTGTCCAGATACCGCTGGAGATAATGGATAAGCACCACAGAAAATAGACCGTTTAGCACTGTGCAAATTGCAGTCTGTAGAAATACATTCATTTTCGGGGTCTACCTCCCTCTTCGCGGCATAAAGCCGGTCAATATGCTTTCCGAGCATGAGGTCAAATAACCGGAATAGAAGCTTTTCCATCTCAAATGCCTCCTCCGGCTTTACAGCTGGATGTCCTTAAATATTTTCAGCCGTCCGAACGCCGTCCATGCGTCCTTTGTATACGTTGCCGCGCAGCCGTAGGCAGGGCCGTAAACACTCGTGACAACACGGTCGTCGACGTTGTCATCGCAGGCGACGCCGATATCCGCGCCGGCGGCCTCATATATCTTTCCGTTCCGGCCAACGACCGCGACGTGTGAAATCGGGCTCCCGGCAAAAACGAGGTCCAGCGGTCGGAGCTCCGATTTTTGTACTGGGTCGCAGTATTGCGCATAGAGCCCCTGGGCCGTGCTGTCGTCGACATCGGCCGCCGCAAGCGGAAGCTCGACCTGGTTCTCCGCCGCCCAGAAGAGGCCGCTGCAGTCCTCGCAGCGCAGTGTCTGGCCGTTGGCCTTAGTCGGATGTTCTGCGGCGTACTTTTTCATTCTGGCCGCCCTGATAGCCGTCGTGTACGCAGGGAAGCATTTAGCGCTCCAATCTGCCGTGGCTGAGATGTCGCTTTGCCCCTGCGCACCGTAGATATAGAGATCGCCGACTGCGGCCTCGATCAGGTCCAGCATCTTCTCTCCTTTCGCCTTCAGAGCCGCGGTTGCCGTGTCGACTGTGGAAGCCGCGGCCGTCACAGCGGTCAAAATGGCCGCTTGTGTGAGCGGTCCGGCGATACCGTCCACGGTCAGGCTGTGCGCGCGCTGAAAGGCCGTCGCGGCCGCAAGCGTCTTTGCTCCGAATATTCCGTCCGCGGTACCGCAGCTGTAGCCCAGCGCGTTAAGGCTTGTCTGCAGCGCCTTGACGGCGTCTCCTCTTGACCCGTATTTGAGTATTGCTGACGATGACGTCGTCTGAGTGGACGATGTATACAGCCAGACACAAACCAGGTTGCTGACGATTCGGCCCGAATAGACCGTTCCGTCCGGCGCGATGATCTGCGAACTGCCGCCGCCGTCGAGCACAATGCCGCTTATACAGCCCTGAGTCAGGAGCTTGTCCCGGGCCTGCTCCGGCGTCATTGCACCGGTCGCCGTCGATGTGCAGAGAACGACCAGCTTGCCGTCAGCCCGGAAGCCGAACGCGGTACGGCCCCAACTGCCGCCGACGTCCGCGTCATAGATCAGGTCCTGGGCCTGTCCGTTGAGAATTCCCCACAAGCATGAGATAAAGCTGTCCTTCGTGCAGGCATTCGACAGCTGAACGACCGGCATTTCACCGTCGTTCCAGGCGTAACCGTAGCAGCTCCATGTTTCCTGCCGCAGCCAGACGCCGCCGATCTTTAGCGGACAATACGGCTGTAGATAGGTTTTGCTGTCCCTGTCGTTGTCGAAAAATCCCCCGTTGAAAACGATGTCCGCGCCGGTTTTTGCTTTGACCTGCGCCGCCGTCAGTCTTGCCGTCCTGTTATCAAACAGGGCGATCTTTTTCATTGTGTATGTACTGAGCATTTTATCCTCCTTAATTAAGTAGACTCGCCAGTGCCGCCGTGTTTATCCCCGCCGCCGTGAGCTGTGCCGTCAGTGCCGCTGTCAGATCGGACGGGAGTACCTTGCCGTAATCGATAGTCGGCAGTACGGCAGAGTCCGTCTCCCGCGCTATCCAAGCCTGCAGCAGCGCGTAATAGATCTGATTTGCGACGCCCCACTGATACGCCGCCGTGCCGATTGCCTTGATCTGATCAGCGGTGTACATCGTCAGGGCCTCCCTGTCGGCCGCAAACGGGATTGCGCTTGTTCCCGCGTTGGCGAGCGCTACCGCGGCATTGAGGTTAACCTGGTCGAGCTCCGTAAGCGTGTAGTGCTTGCTGCTTACCGTTACCCCGGACATGATCGCCGTTTTGCATTTGCCGGATATCCGCGCCAGCGCCGCCGCTCTCAGTTCGTCCACTGTCAGTGCGGCTGGCTCCGGCTCGTTGGACAGTTTCAAAATGTTTTCCACGTAGAACTGCTTGGCGTATTTTCCGCAATCCAAGCCTATAAGCACATGATTGTTGCCGTCATCATCCGTCCAGGCGAGGCTTATCTCGCCGCTGATCGGCAGCGTCAGCCCCTCGACGCCCGTGAATACCGCCGATAATTTCATGGGCGTGTATCCCGCGCAGGGGTATTTTTTATCGTTTACCTGTAAGTACATACAGGGCCTCCTTAATCGGCTTCCGCCGTCCAGTAATAATTTCCGACACCCGACGTGATTGGAAAACTGCCAGAGGGCGATGTCACGGTAAAGCCGTCAGTGTTTACAGTAATAACATCCAAGGACTCCGAATCATTTGCGCCAGCCATGGTTTGACTGTAATATATTCCCTTGGCTTCATCGTGAATCGCGCTTATCAAAGCCCAGCCTGAGTTGCCACCGTTACGGTACCAATTAAGTGTCACCACTTTGGGTTTGAACCCTAGGCCACTAACGCTCTGTGTTGTCGTGCCGTTTCCGGTAAACGTGCCACTTGCAAACTTTTTACCGCCCGCTCCTACCAGATAACATTCAGACACAGAGGCTCACCGCCTCTCGGTTAGCTATCCGATAGCCACGTAGGTACCACTTGAGCCGGATATACCGGAGAGCGAAATTGTTGTCCCTGAAACGCTGGCAGTTACCTGCCGCCGTCCTGAAGACCCGTAGGTTTCCACGGCTACGCTTGTTCCTTGCGCTATAACTATCGATGCAGAGCCGAAAAATGTTGTGGCGCTGTAACTGTCGTACCACGAATAATTGATTACAAGCAAAGCGGGTACGCTGCTTAAGGCTATGGTGTTGCCTGTATAGTTCCCTGACTGAACCTTCGCTCCACCAATTCCGCCCCAATAACATTCGCCCATTTAAGCCACCGTCCCTTCGGTGGTTTTGGGTAGATTGCCGAAGTTTACGGAGGGCTGCCCCCCCCGGCTTTAATACGCTAAAGTTTTGCATACTGCATAATCCTCCTACTTAATTTTTAGAATCATGTATCCGCCAAAAAAGTTCACTACTTTGTTTACGGTCAGGGTCGTCCCTGATAACGTAATGAATCCAGTGCCTCCCGCTATATTGGTAAGAACACCGCCGTCAATTTTCCCGGCGTAATAATAATTTCCTTGTGATGTATTGCTCATATCTAAAAAAACCAAGTATTTATCAGTAGCGCTTATGATAACGGTCGTAGCATTTCCGTCACCTCCGCAGATACCTCCCGCAAAGTATGTATAGGCAGGATCACTTGCTGCCGCACCCACATATGCCTCGCTCATGCTCTCACCACCTCATACTGAATGGGGATATTGACTGACGGTTTCGCCGTCGCATAAAAAGTGATCTGGCCTGCCGCTGTCTGAGGCTTGACCGGATTTCCGGTTATCAATCCCCAAGCCGTGTTAATCAGTGCCGCCGCCGCCGAGTCTGTCCCCGTCACGCGGTCGACAAACGGCGCATCAGTTGCGAGAATGTCGGCGTCAGACAGCACGTAGCTGTAAGGGGCCGCGCTGCCTGCCCAGTTTGCCACGGCCAGCGTCGCCGTCTTTTTAAGGGCTTTCGCCGCTCCGATGTCACTAGGAGCCAGCGCGTCGCTTCCGCCCGTCTTATGTGAGGCTGCATGGGCTGTAGGCGTCATGGATGTCGGGAAGTTGTTTATGTCCGATACGGGATGCTTATGTGATTCTGGTGCCGCGCCGATATCGCTCGGGGCCAGCGCGTCCGTCCCGCCCGCAGCGTGTGTGGATTTATGGGCCGTCGGCGGCATGGACGACGGAAAATCGGAGATTTGGTTTTTGGTGTGCGTGTGGCTGATCGGCGCATATGCCAAGTCTAATACCGATTTCATCCAGATTCCGATCGCCCCGAGCAGCACCTTCCTGTGCGTTCCGCTTGCCGTGTCGTAGGTTGCGATATAGTCTGTTGAGTCCGGGTTCGTATCCTCGGTAAGATTTTTAATCAGAGGAAGCTTACCGGCGTCACTGTCCGCGAGGGCTTTGAGCGCCGCCTCGGCCTTCGCGTTGTCGTCGACGAAGTCCTGCCGCTTCGGATATTCGTTTTCGGCCCATTGATTAAAGCCATAAATTGGCGTTTTGCTTTCACTTCCCATGCCGCTCACTCCTTATAAGTCTCAAATTGGTCCCAGGTCAGGCCCTTGGCGTCCCATTCGTCCCAGGTGTGGTTATAGCCCTCGAACATTTCCCATGTCATATACGTGTAAAGGTAGCTGTAAGCCAGATGCGCGGGCTTGATCTCCTCGATCGCGGCCGTGAGGTCATCCATATTGGGCGGGATGCCGAGCGTTCCGACAAATTTAACCTCAAAGCGGTATTCCGCCGGATATTCGATGATGTCGACACTGCCGTTGGAAAAGCTCTCCGCGACGTTCTGGAGCATCGTGACCGTGCTGGTCCCAACGCCGCGCAGTCTGGAATAGATCCGCGTCCGCCGGTAATCGTAGGTTTTGGTGACGTCCGTCGCCAGCCCGAGCGAGGCTTCCCAGTATTTCAGCCCCCATGTGGCCGTCGCGACGTCGAGCTGGAGCTTGATGTCCTCGTGTGAGAGCCAGAGAGCGGCCGTCCAGACCTGGAAGGCCGCCTGCAGCGCAGCGGTCTCGGCCGAGTTTGCGTAAAAATCCGGTAGAAGCTCGATGAGTTCCTCCATCAGCTGATCACCACCGTTCCCATCACCGGCACCTGGTTGTCCGCAATCGCGATATTTGCCGTGCCGCCGTTGACTGTGAGCGAGGAAAAATCCTGCACACCCGGGATGTCCTGCAGCAGCGCCGCGATGCGGTTATAGACAAGCATGTACTTGGAAAAGGCAATTCCCTGGAGATAAGACTTCAGGGCCGCCGCAAACGCCGTTTGTACGGTTGCCTTTGTGGTCGTGCTGTCTATCGTCACGGCCGCCGATACGTTTACCGCGAGTCCCGTGGCACTCAGAACGGTTACCGTTGCGCCGATCGGCCGCATCGCCTCGATATAAGCGGCGCATGCCGTCACAACGCTGTCCGGCACGGGCGCTTTGTTACTGTCGACAATCAGCACCTTCACCGTCCCGTTGCCATTCCAGAGCGGAAAGACTTTCGCATCGCCGACGCCGTCGACTGCCAGCGCCCAGCCTTTATAATCCGCGGCATTTCCGGATGTCGGTGTCGACTTGCGGTAACTGTCGAGCCTTGAAAAGAGGCCCGCATCCGTCTCGGCGTCCGCGCCGCCGAAAGCCGCGGCCGCATTCGTGACCGAAGTGATTCCGCTCAGGTTATAGATTTGCATGGTGATCGTCCCCGCGGCGACGTTGTAAGCCGCGCCGACATCGGCGGCGGTCGCGGGAACGGCGGCCGTTCCACCCGTTATCGTCGCCTGCGCATCCGTCGTGAACTGGTATCCGTCGGCGGTCAGAAACACCTTTTCCGCCGGAATAATGGTTCTGTCAGTTCCTGATATGGTCAGCGTCACGGTCGCGGTTTTTCCAGCTTTGCGCGGTTTACCGTACCAATTTGACTGTTTGTCGATGTATGGGCCGCTGTTTTCATCAATATAGAAGGCGTCGATCAGTTCCTCCTGTGCGGTGATATTCTTCCAAAGCAGGACGGCCACCGCCGAAACGATGTCGTTTGTATAGCTCCCTTCCCGCGTGTCCAAATTGGACACCGAAAGCCGGTTCAGAATATCGGTCTTTATGGATTCCACGGTCTCAGACACTCAGGTTCACCTCCCCGTAAACAGTTTTCAGCGTGCAGGAAATATTCAGCGTACCGTCCGCAAATGTCACGGCGGCGTTTGCGACGTCCGTTATATACGGATTCGTCACCAAGCACTCTTTGACGAGCCGCAGCGCCTCGGCCTGCTTCAGTTCGTCGGTGAAGGGCTGACCGATAAGGTCCTCGAGATCGTGCCCGTAGTCCCACGTGTAGACCTCATAGCGCCGGCGCGGCGTGTGCAGTGCCTTCCACGCCCACACGAGCACCGCGTCCTTCCCCGTCACAATTTCCGGAGAACCGTTTTTAAACACCGGCACTTTCTTTTCGAAGTCCCATTTGATTTCCCTGCACAGGGCCGCTGTGCTGCTCTGTTTGGTCGTCGCCGGCGTGATCCAGGGGAAAAGGTTGCTGATCATCCGCTCACCACCTTACACAGGACAAAATAGAGCTGGTCATCCTCGGTCAGGAGCAGAACGTTTTCCCCCGCTGTCAGCGACAAGTCGGCGTTGATCATCAGTTCGGTTCCGGAAACGGTAATCCCGCCGCCTTTGCTCTTGACGTTAATCTCAATATGCGGTGAGACGCGAAGCACGCTGCCCTGTCTCGGAATGAGCCCCGCTCCCGGATTATTGAACGCTTCCCAGAATCTTGCGTACGGATTGCCCTCCATGCTTCACGCCTCCTATTTCGTAGAACCGCTGTCCTGCTCGTCCATGATTTTTTTGAAATTAAGTGTCAACTTGTTGTAATACTGGCCGTTCTTCCACGTATGCACGTCCTCGTCGATGTAGAAAAGCCCGGAAAGCCCCGTATAAGGCTCCGTTACGATAACCGCGCTGCCGGATATCAGAGACGCGTCCCCGAGATTTTCCACCGTGATTTTTCGCGAGACGCCGTTGTCCGAGAGCAGCTTCTTCGCTTTCGCGGTCGCATCCTCTCCGGAGGATTGCTTGATAGTGTTCTGCATCAGGCCGTAAAGCCCGATCAGGTTTTCGTCGGACTGTGTGCCGATGATACTATCAGAAGCGTCGCAAATGATGACTTTGTTCACCATGTCCTCAATACTCTCGGTCGATGTTGCCGACATGAGGTTTTTTCCCGCCTCAATCTTGTATGTGCTGGTCACCGCTCCGCGCTCGATCACGTCCAGGGCGTCTCCGTTGAATCTCTGCTGATAGGAGGCCCCTGTTTTCGCCGCGGCGAGCGTGTAGGCGGTCTGGACGATCTGATAAAGGCCGACACCCACAAAGTTTCTGGAAATCGTCACGCCCGTCTCGGCGATGTTTCCGGCGGTTACGCCGAAATCCGCACACACGCGCCGGGTAATCGCCTCGGGCGTCCAGTTTGCAAACTTATACACCGCCTCGTTGCGTTTGAAGTAAAGCCCCCGGTCATAGGCCGTGATATCCATGACGCTGTCGCCGGTTGCCTTCTCGCGCCGGAAACACCAACCGCTGAAAAGCACATTTGAAGCGTCGTCCGTAAACGCGAGCGCGCCGCCGAGCGGACAGTCGACAGTCGGTATGTTTGCGTCCGTAGCGGAAGCGATGATGCCGAATTCAAGCGTCCTGGCGCACTGCTTATAGTTACCGGAGCAGGTCACCGTCGGCACCAGCCTCATAATATCCGCCGTTCCCGCCGTGGTTGTCAGCTGAAGCTTCATGTTCTCACCTCACAGCAGGCTCTTGTCAGGGAGCTTTACGATCTGCCCGACGGATATCAGGTTCGCGTTTTTGATGCCGTTATACGTGGCCAGAGAGGCGTACAGTGAGGCGTTGCCATAGAACTTCCGGGCAACCGCCGCGAGGGTGTCCCCTGAAATCACAGTGTAGTTGCGCTCCGAGCCCGAAACGGATAAGGCGGAGGCCGTCGCGTCGGTACGCGAGGCGTTCTGCGTCGCGCTGTTTGCGGCCTGATCCGTAAGATAGCGGTATTTGTGCAGATTCAGCGTCGCATACACGTCCCGCGTCCCGTCATGCTCGTCGTATTCAATTTCCTCGACTAGCACCGGCGAGTTGACGACGGTTCCGGAGACGATCCAGCGGTGCACCTTCCGGCTATCGACCGCGTCGAGAAAGTACCTGACGTAATAATAAGGGTCAAGAATGGCTCCGGGCTGATTGAAGGGATAGGCTTTCGCCGGAAACATGCAGCTTATTTTGTAATTTGGCAGAGTCATATATCCGGCTAAGGCGACGTCGCCGACTTCATGTATGTTGACCGTCTCGACCTTCATCCCGTGCGGAACGGAGAAATTCGCCGGCGTAATCGGAAGAACACGCTCAATATTCGACGCCGGGTCCAAGAAAATAAATTTCACGTCGTCGCCTCCTTATCCCGCGAGTTCTTTTGCCGCGATCATTTTGTTCACAATTGTGGACGCGATCGCGTCGATGTCGCTGTCTTGTCGGACATAGAATGTATTTCCCGTCACGGTTACTGCCGGCACGCCCCCGCTCTTTCTTTGGCGGTTTTCATTGGCCGTGAGCACACCCTCGCCCAGGTGCAGCCGCGCCGGGAAATTATCATAAGGCACATAATCAAGGCCGGAGGCATATCCGTGAGTGCGCAGAAAGTTCTCCGACTGACCGGCCGCGGAAGTACTACCGGCGGAGCTTTTTTCCCGGGTGACACCTCCGAAATTCCAGTTGTTATAGCCTTGGCTGCCAAGATTGGTTGAAGCGCCCTTGCTGGCCGCAATTCCGCTTTGGTAGCCCTTTGAAAACTGCTCACCCATCGTATAGCCGGCATCGTAGTACTCCGATTGCAGAGAAGTATCGTTTTTGATGTCCTCCGCAAGGATTTTATTGCTCTCGAGCTGTGACTGTGCACCATCGGTCGCGTTGTATTCGTTTGCCGCGATGGCCTGGGCCTCGGCGAGCGCCTGCCCCATCTTTGCGCCGGCGGCTTCCATGGCCGAGGTATCTCCGGATTTTGAAGCGTCATAATAGGACGCCTGGGCTATCGAATAGGTCTTCGCTGCGGCCTCCAGTCCAGTTTTCTGTGAGGATTGTTCGTAACTCGCCGAGAGCGTCCCGGTCGTCACCGTAGAAAGTGCTTCCCGAACAAGTTTTTCCTTTTCATTTTCAAGCGAAGCCTTGTATTGGCCGATTTTCTTATAGGCGTCCTGCATATCGTCGCCGTTATTGCCGCCATAATAGTCGATTTCAGCCTGTAGGCCGCTTTTTCGGGTGTTGTTATACCCCTCGCCCATTGCCTCATTGAGTTGGGTCTTCGCGTCCTCCAGCGTGCTTGTCAGGCCGGTGAAGGTCTGGGACTGCGCGGCCATACTGCCCGCATAGGTCTTTCCCATATAATCCGCGATTGCTTTCGCGGCGTCCGCGCCCGGGATAAGTCCCTTCGAAACCATGTCCTGGATCTGCGCGTTGGTCTTCGAAGCGTATTTCGGCAGCTCCTTGATGGCGCTGTAGACGTCGATGCCGCGCTCCATCATCGGCTTCAGGTACTCCATGGTGGTTTTGCCGGTGAGACTCATCGTACCGAGGTACTGGGACAGTTCCTGCATATCCGCCGTGTTCATGCCGAGCGCACTGCCGGCCTCGCCGATGTCATTGAGCGTTTTCAGCACGTCGTCGGCGCTGTAGTGGTAGGCGAGCAGCGACTTTGATATGGCCGTCAGATCCCCAAACTCGAAGGGTGTGACATTCGCAATGGTCTGAATCTTGTTGACAAAGTCATTGGCCGCATCGCCGCTGCCGAGCAGTGTCTTAAAGGACAGCCGTGTCGTCTCTCTGCCCGCAGCCGTACCGGAGCCGTTTGTCAGCGCATCCGTCTGCGCCTGCGTGACCGTGCCGTAGAGGTCCTTGTAATAATCCTTGAAATAGTCGTCCTTTTTCTCCATGGCCTTCGTGAGGCCCTGGATAGTGCCGACGAGACCGCCGACGGCCGCGCCGACCACCGTACCGATCCCGGGCGCGATAGCGGTACCCAGCGCAGCGCCGGTGCCCGCCTCGCCGAGGATTGAAGAAAACGCCGTCCCCGCCGTATCTCCATAAGCGCTTGAAACATAGGAATTCGCGATTCCGCTCGCGACGCTGCCGAGCTCCGCCGCGATTCCGGAGGCTCCGAGTCCTCCGAGAAGGTCCTTTGTGCCGCCGGATGAGCTGCCCGCGCGGTTTTGCTGCTTCGAGGTCGCGTTCGTCAGCGAGAGCATATCCTTCTCGGCCTGGCGAGCATTCGAGGAGACAAGCTGAAGATTCCGGTTCGCGTTTTCAAAATTGAGCTGCGCGTCGACCATCTTCAGCTTGTCGGCTGCGTCCCCGGTCTTCATAAATTGCTTTTCGGCGGCTTGCAGCTCGCTTTTAGCTTTACTCATATCAACCTTGAGGCCAATTTTCGTCTTATTAAAAGCGTCGAGCTTCGACTGCAGACCGGTCAGGTCCTTGTTGAAGCTCTGATTCGCGTTCCGCATGGTCGTTATGGCCGTGGTGAAATTATCCTTTGCGGAAATCGCGATTGAAACGTCTCTGCCCACGTCGTTACCTCCCTATGCGTCTCATTTTCTTCTTTTATAGCGTTTCAGGCCGATTTTGTACTCATAGAAGGCCTGCAACACAACCTTGTCGCCTGCCGGGAGCCTATAGAAGTCTCCCGGCATTAGGTTCTTTTCATCAAACAGCCAGAACATCAGCTCCGTGTCGGGGTCAGATTCTATTTTTTTTTAATGTCCTCGACGGTTTCGATCGTTGTCTTACGGTAGCCGGAGAGCTTTTCGATTTCTCGGGACAGGTCCTCAATTTCCCCGGGCAGAAGCATTTTTTTCAGTACCTCGTCGGGTGTCGGTACGCCGTATTTGTCAAGAAGCTTTGCATCCTTCAGATCAGGCGATACCGTGCCGGCCAGCACAATATGGACGTTTGTGTCCTCAAGATTCAGCCGCGTGATTTCGTTTGCACGGTTATAGGGCAGGGCGCGGAGTCTGAAAATGATGTCCTGGCCCGTCAGCTCACTAAGGCGCTTGAGCTTTACGCTCTTTTCGGGGAGACTCGGAATGTCCGCCGCGAGCAGTGCTTCCATAACATCCATCACGTTGCCTCCACCTTGTCAAGAAAGCCCCATTTTGTGAAGGTAAACGGGCACTCCACGGAGCCAATGGTTGCGGCCTTCCAGTCAGCGAGCGTCAGATCGTCGAAACTGACGTTGTAAATAGCGACGCGCTCATCGCCCGGATTGTCCGGGTCGTTGAGGTCGGAAACCAGCGTAAAACGCGGGTCATGCCCGGCCGCAATCTCATCGCTGATCTTGTCAGCCATGCGTGAGCTGACTTTATAGAGTGTGCAGCTGCCCTTGCCGCTGGTAGATTTGATTTTGCTGTCGACGGGGAGATCTCCGCAGAGAGTGACATCCTCCTTGTTGAAGGTTACCTTGGCCTGGCAGCCGTAGGCCTCGCCGACGAGGTCGCCTGAGAGCCAAAGTTTGCCCCAGGTACCGTTCATAATCTGTCTTGTGCTGTTCATGGTTTTCCCTCCTTAAACCGTCACGGCGAGCGTGATATCCTCAATCGCGTCGAGGATGGATATCGTCGCCTTCAGGAAAACGTTGTCGCCGGTGTTCGCAGCCTTAATCTGAGCCGCGGTCATATTCGAGGTATCGATGTCCTGCGATTTGAGCCAGGCTTCCTGCGCGTCGACGTCGATTTCCACGGTGCTGCCGGGGTTCAGGATCCCATCGCCCTCCAGGGACCTGAAATAGTCCGCAATCGCCGTAATCAGCAGGCATTTGTTCTCATAGGTATTCGCAAACTTGCCGATATAGGTATCCTGGGCCGTTGTCCGGATATCGGACGTTATCATATCCATGGTCTCGACGATCTTGATTTTCTTGTAGGCCTCACCCTTTGCCGCCGATGTCGTCTGCAGACTGTTGACTCCGCGCGCGATCTTGGTTTGTGTGCCGTCATAGTAGAAGACGAGCTGTCCCCCGCCGATTGCAGCGTCAGTCTGGTCCTTCGTGAGCCGCGTGAAATCGCTCACCTCGGGAAGCGGCGCAAAGGTGCAGGAGATGCTTGCCGGCGTCCCCGCAAGAATTCCCGCGATGCGTGAACAGTATGCGGCCGAGGCGTACGTTTCGGAGCCGGCCTTAATGCCGTCGGGCGTAAAATTGATGATTGCCTCGTCGTCAGCCGCCGTATCCGGAAGCACGGCCTTCGGAATCGCGCCGAGTGCGCGCTGGACCTTTATCCATGCCTTGACAGCTGTGCATTCGTCGGCCGTAATCGCGGGCGGCCCGGCAAAATAGTCGAACACCTGCGTTGCCAAAAACGCTAGGCCCTCGACGAGGTCGGTCGCGGCTGCGGGTTCGACATAGACAATCACTTTGCGCGGCGGATTGACATAGCCGATGAACGCGCGCCGGATGTAATCCTGGTTGTCCGTTCCGAGCGCGGTCGGGATCTGAGAAGCGGCCGTCAGAACGTGCGCGCCGAGTGCAGCCGCGTCCTTCAGGATAAGCGCGACGACGCCCCGGTTCGAGCGCGAGACCGCCGTTGACGCGGCGTTCGAAAAGGCGATATTGATGCTGGGAAGTCCCATGCTCAAGGTTATCACTCCTTTTTAAGATTTACGTTTGTTTTGACCGTCTTCATCACCGGCGTTGTGTCCGCCGGCATGGGCCGGTCCTCAAAATAGTCTAGCGAGACCGTGACGGGAACGCTGTCCGCGCCGGGGTCTCCGGCCGACAGGGTAACCGTCAGCTTGCGGTCGCCCACGGCCAGGTAACCGCAGTCGAAGAGTCCGAGAATCGCGTCCTGTGCGTCCTCCAGCGCCTCAGCGTCGCTGGTGGCGGTCTTTTCATCCACCGGCGCGAAATAGGTCACCGTGAAACTTACAGAGACGCGCAGCAGTGCGAAATTTGCGTCTGTCCGCCGCACTTTCGGGCGGGAAATCAGATAGGCGGGTCGCTTGAAGCCCTCCGCACAGCGGTTAATATGAGCCTTTGCCTCAGGAAACGCGCCGACCATGAGTTTGTTGACCGCCGTTACGATATCTTTGGTTTTAGTCATCTTAGCCCTCCAGAATGCCCGCCATCTCGTCGGCGTACTTTTCGGCCTCGGCAAGCGCGATTTCCTGCGCTTTTTCCTCAGCCGCCTGGTAAAAGTGGAAGCCGTCGACATAGGCTTTTTTTGCTCTAACCCGCGTACTCTTCCCGCTGCGCACCTTATGCCCGTTCTCCAGGTAGTTTGTGGTCGCGCCGGGACTGTTCGCGCCTGTCTCGCCCTTAACGGCTCTCACGGCCGCGTAACCGCCGCCGCTGCCGACAACGCCCTCCTGCCAGCTCTTGACCGTCCCCTCAGAATCGTCGAGCCCGGAGGCGTCAATCTCCGCGTCGACCTCCTGGGCAACCGCCTCCGCGACGCGCTTGTGCATCTCGCGCCTTTTCTCCGGCCGTTTTTCCAAAAATGCCTGAAAGGCTTTGTCCAGTTCGCCCAGGCCCTCGAATTCCACGCTCTGGCTCATGGCTCATCTATCCTTTCCGCCTCATACTCGTTTTTGTGCTCGTCCAGTTCGTGCGCGACGAGCACGGTGAACTTTTTTCCGTTGACCGCGACCGTCTTGCCCGGTTCCAGCGTCACCGCCTTCGGACAGATCAGCACATACTGCGTATCGAGGATAAGCTGCGGGTCCGACTTCGTGTAGCCCATGTACTTTTCGGTGATGTAGGCCGGGAAGGTGACCGTCTCGGTCCCCGTCACCGTCTGCCGCATCAGGTCGTTCGTGCCGTAGGTATCCCGCGTCAGCGTCACCGTCACCGGGTCGATAAGCGCGGCCGTCAGCACGACGTGATGCCGGTCCCCCGTCTCGTTCACCGCGGTGATGAAGAGCTGTTTTTCCCCCCACAGCACCGCGGTGTCGAGCGTGACGTCCTGCTTCCGGAGCGTGATCTGTATGGTTTTTGCTCCGATCGCGACAGTGGAGAAAATATTTTTCTGCGGCAGCTCTGTCACCGCTCCCCAGGTCTCATGCGCCGGCAGCCAGCCGTAGTTGTTTCCCTCCTTCTCCAGCGCGAGCACCGTGAGTTTAAACTCAAGCACTGCCCGTCCCTCCCGTCGTGGCCGTTGTTGTGTCCAAATTGGACACCGCTTTCAGCTGCAGGTGGAGGATGAGGCTCGCCGCGAGCAGTTCCCGGGAATTCGCGTCCTTGGCCGTGGTCGAGCGGTTGTTGTCGAAGTCGCAGATCAGCAGCCGCGCGAGGTGCTTGGCCTCGCTGTCATCATCGGAATAGCTACCGACCGCGTTTTTCATATACTCCTCGGCCAGCGCGACATACTCTGCCATTTCCGCGTCCGTCGACTCATAGTCGTGCGCGTAGAGCCGCGCCTCGTCCACAGTAAGTATCGGCATAACCTCATCCTCCTTTGCTAATACCTATCTGTTCTTCAACCCTGCGCCGGAGCCGCGCCCTTCTTGACGATGACAAAAGCATTCGCGTCGAGCGTCTTGCCGTCCGCGATCAGGATAGCCTTGTCTACCCACTCGTTGGTGTTGTGGTCGAGATAGCGGTACATTGTCAGTTGCATGTTGCTGTTGACAGCATAGTTTGTGAGATTTCCGTAGATGGCAACCACGTCTCCCGTGGCTGCGTCGTCGTAGTTCTCCACGACATCGTCCTCGACTTCGACAATCTCATGCCCGCCGAAGCTTTCAATCGGGGCATTTGCGATATTGTAGTTGACGCGGCCGATGGGCTGACCGTTCTTGTCAACCATACCGTCGATATAGCCCTCGAATGTACCCGAGGCCATCAGGAAGGTTGCGCCCGCCTTATAGCTGGCGGAGAGCTTTGCAAAGACCTTCTTTTTCCAGGAGCTCCAATCCTGGAACTCCGCCGGTGTAAGGGTAACAATCTTTGTATTCCTGGGGTCTTTGGTAATGCCGAGGGGACTGGCCCCACCGGCTCCGGACACAATCGCGATATCAAGAGCTTTGGTCATGGCCTCGCCGATGATGTCGATGAGTATGCTCTCGAACATATCGATTGTCGTTGCGTCGGCCACAATGGAGGTTGCGATCTTGCATTCGAGTCCGTAGTAGTTGAAGGAAACGCTGCCGGAGAGGTCTGCCTTCTGCTTATCACCGGTCGTGTTCTCGCCGATCCAGGTCGCGACAGGCTTCACCGCGAGAATAGGTACCTTTACGCCGCCTTTTACCGCGAGAGGCCGGATGCGTTTAAAGACCTGGCCGTAGTTCTGTACCTTTTTGATGACCTCCTGCAGGATGGTTGACGGCACGACAGCCGAGACGTCTGTGGTCGTGGAAGAGGCGTCCGCGCTCTTGAATACAAGGACGCCGGAGCTTTTACCGGTCTTTACGTAGTCCATGAAGGCCTGCCGGTACTCCATGGAGGCGAACTTGTCCGCATGCGTGTTCTGAGGCTTCGGGTCGCCGGTGACTTCCCGCCCGTCCTCGCCGAAGGTTTTGCCCTGCTCGAGCGCGCTCTGCGCGTCTACCATTTTGCTGGCGGCGTTCAGAGCAGCGGTCGCGTCCTCGATCTCCTTGGCGGTCACGCCTTCTTTTGCCATCACAGTCTGCAAGGCGCTCTGTGCCGCCTCTTTCTTTGAGGCGAGTTCTCTCATTCTTTTGCTAAGAAACATCTTGATTTCTCCTTTTCAAAATATTAAATAACGCGCCTTGCGGCGATTATTCCGTTAATGCCAGCATTGCGGCGGCCCTTGCCAGCGCCATCGCCCTGCTTTCGTCTTCCCCGCCGTCCTCTTCCCAGGGCGCTTTTTCCCCGAAGTCGTGGTAGTGGTCCTCGAGGTGCTGTTTCACTTTCGGCAGGTCCGCGTCGGGGATGTCGGCCTGATCCAGCCGCGCCGCCGCGGCTAAAAGCCCGGCGAACACGACTTCGTGCGATTCCGGGTCATGGTGCCCGAGCTTCAGGTTTCCGAAGGTGTCCGGCGGCATTTCCTCGGCCCAGGCAAAGTGTCCGGCGATGTCCCGCTGCTCCTGGTCCGTCAGGTCGTCCCAGGCCTTGTCGGTGAAATCCGAGAGCGCCGGAGCGCTCCACGTATCGTCCTCCGGGGCTGTTTTTTTGCTGATATCGGGAGGAATTACACCGTCCTTTATTTTCTTTGGCTTACAGCCGGCCCCGTTGCTCTTCGGAGGCTTCGCTATCAGCGCCTTCGGGACGTTCTTGTAGCGCGACAGGAAGCCGGTGTCGAGGCTTGCCGCAATCTGAACGCCACTTACGTCGACGTTTTTGAAGACTTCGGCCAGTTCCCCTCCAGTCATCCACTTTTCACTGGCCTGCATCGCCGTCAGCTGATCGGCAGTCACGCCTTCGACCGCGCACGAGAGAAAGATTTCAACATAGCTCAGATCGCATTTGTCGAGCGCGTCCGCATAGGCGCGGAAGTCGTCGGCGTTGCCGAGCGCAATCGTCCAGCACTTATGCATCATGAACTCCGCGCCGGGCGGCATGTGCAGCGTGTTTCCCGGGAGGCAGCCGATCAGGGAGATGAGCCCCGCGGCCGAGGCCGCTATTCCGTCGTTCCAGACGTCGAAGTGCGCGCCGTTCCGGGACAGAATGTTGAAAATTGCCTTGCCCGCGAAGCTGTCTCCGCCGCCGGAATTGATATAGACGTTAATGTTTTGTATGCCCGTGAGACTGTTCAGAAAGTTCGCCACGTCCTGGGGGCACATGTCCTCGTCTTGCCAGGCATCCCAACTGGATGAACAGATGTCGCCGTAGAAATAGAGGTCGGCGCTCCCTGCGCTCTGGTTTTTGATCTCCATCCGGCCGGAGGATTTCACATGCGTTTTCGGGTTTTCATACTCAAGCTTAAGAATTTTTGCCACTTATTCCGCCTCCTTTTTTTAATGCCAGCCCCTGCGCCAGAAGTGCCGCGGGCGCAAGTGCCGAATTACCGTAAAGCACGTCTCCGCCATCCATGTGCGGATTTTCCTCCATGGCCCGGCACTCGTCAGGCGTCAGAAGCATGTTCTGGACCGCCTTGGCGTACATGGCGTAGCGTGTCTCCGGGTCCGCCCGGAGTATCGCGTCCGCATTGAATTTCACATAGTAGCCCGCAGCGATCTCGCTTTCGGTGAAAAGCTTGTAGTTGAGCTCCTGCTCGTGCATCATGAGAACGGCCATCATCGTGTCGGTGTAAAACTCGCGGTTTGCCTCCGATGTGCTGGCATAGCTCGTCTTTGTCTGGTCGTTCACCTGGTGCGGCTTGATGCCGTAGGCCGCCGTCAGCTGCTGTATGGTCAGGAGCGTGTTTTCGATGAACTGCGCATCCGTCATCTTAAGCGCTATCGGTGTATAGGTCAGCCCGATCGGAATGACGGAGAGCCTGTTCGCGTTCCCTACGCCGCTCATCAGCTGCTCATATCTAACCCGGTATTCCTGCTGCAATTCCGGGCTAAGATCACCGGTATACTGCAATATTCCGCCCGTCTGCAGTCCATGTTTATAGCTGGCGTTCAGGTAGTCCGTCGCACACCTGGCGTTTTCAATCGTCGTGCGGAGGTATTCGAGCGGAGTAATGCCGATCAGCCCGTCATACGTGAAGCCTTTCAGGTGAATGACGCTGTCCGAATCGAGGGGAATCTCATTGCCGGTATCGTCGCGGTATAGGTACCAGACCTTGTTTTTTCCCGAGAGTAGTCCGACATTGTCGACATAGACGCGCATCTGTTCGCTTTTCACGGGGTAGAGGCCCTGTATCTTCCCGGCGTTGCGCCCCGTCGCGGCCGAGTCTATGAGCGCGTAGGCGTTGCCGTAGGTGTCGACCTGCGTCTGCATGCAGCGCCAAAAATCAAAGGCGCTCATGTAGGGGTTAGGCCGAAGCTTCAAAAGCTGGTATCGGTAATCGTTTACCGATTTCTGCGCGCCGGTCTCGTCCGTCTGATAGATTTTGACTGGCAGCTTCGCGACGGTCTCCGAACGTATCTTAATGCAGGTGCAGACGGTGATCTCCTTGGCGGAATTCGCCGCGGTCAGCGGCAGATTATCGAGTTTAATTTCCAGTAGCTCCGCGATATTGCCGAAGCCTCCCGGAAGGAGCTGTTGCGAGTACATTTTCGGGGATGAGCGCGAGGAAAAGAACATCTCAGCCGCCTCCTTTTCGCTTCGGGTGCTTCAGGGTCCATACTCCGAGCCCCAGCAGCGAGGCCCCTAGGCTGTAATATCCCGCCGTCGTGCTCAGCGTAAACGTGGGGTAAACGACAAAAAAGAGGCCTCCGAATATCAGCAAATCCTCGGTATAGCGGTCTAAAAGCGCCCCAAACCGGCGTAAACAGCCTTTTTCCCGAGCCTTTTTCATGTTGAATCCCCCCATAACTTGTCTATCGTGCCGTCCGTCAGGTATTGGGACACATCTATCGGGCGCGGCATCTGCGAAAGTTTCATCCTGGCGATATGTGCGTCGATGCAGGCGTCGACCGGGTCAATGCGCTTTGCCCTCGCGCGCGGCTCCTTGTCGATTTTCTTTTCGCCGAAGGAGTTTTTCACGACCTTGGCATTCCGGAAACTCCAGTCGAGGAGCTCGTTCTCCCTGTCGAACTGGTGCCGGCCGCTCTTCATCAGCAGCTGCATGTCCTCGGTGCCGTCGTTCAGAAAGCGGGCCGACTGCGTAATATTCAGCAGTGGGCAGCCGAACACCTCGAGGTCCTTCAGAAAGCCGTCGGCGTTGTGCGGGTCGAAGCCGATGCCGAGAAGCCTGATTTCGTATTCGTGCACGATATCCCTGAGATCGCTGACGATAAAGCCGTAGTCATTTTTGAAGTCGTCGCTGCCCCCGGTCACGCGGATGAGCTTCCGCGACTCCCAGAAGTCATAGGGCGCGACGTCCGTTTTTATGTGCTCGGCCATCCGGCCCCGCGGCATGTAGCTCTTGCTGTACTGATAGCAGCCTCCCACGTCGGTATCGAAATCTAGCGCCAGAGACGTGAGATCGCCGCCGGAGGAGAGGTCAAGCCCCGCATAGGCCGACTTTCCGCGGAAATCCTCAAGCTTCAGCCGTCCCCGGCATTTTTCCAGCGAGACGGCGTCGATGAACTGATTTTCGCTGTTCTGGACCCACATGTTCTGGCACTTGACCATGAAGTCGATGCGCTCCTGGCCGCCCATGTCCATCGCGGTCTGAGCGTCCACCAGCATGGTCTCCATGCCGTGGTCGGTCTGGCACAGAACGGGATTCGATTTCAGAAAAAAGGCCGGGTTGAAAATGTCGTCGTCCTTGTCCAGCGTGTAGATGTCGACAAAGAAATCCTCGGCGGTGCTGCCGCCCTCCAGAATCGCGATGCTGAACCGGTCGATATCGTAGCAGAAGGTGTTGAGCTCCGTACCACGCGTGGTTATCATCGAGAGCAGAGCCTCCGGCAGGGAGCGCTGGCCGTGGTAGATCGCGTTGTATATGCTGTTGTCCCTGTGCTGATGCACCTCGTCGATAGAGGCGTAAATGCTGCGGAAACCCTCCTCGAGCCCCGCCTCCTTCGAAAGCGCCTCTATGGTGCAGTTTGAATTGAGGGCGGTTATCAGGGACTTGTAGTCCTGGATCAAAAACCAGTCGTAAAGGTCTGGGTCCGCGAGGATGAACTTTTTCATTTCCTCCCAGGCAAGCCGCGCCTGGCGCTTTTTTGTCGCGACGGTAAAGAGTTTGCCGTACTGGTAGCCGTCGAAGCCCGCTATGTACGTGCCGGTAATGCCGTTTTCAAAGGTTTTACCGTTTTGCCGGGCGACCGACTTGTATTTTCGCCGGAAGCGCCGGTATCCGTCGCGGTTCACCCAGCCCATCGGGACGCCGAGGTCAAAGTTCTGGCAGCCGTAGAGTCTCACCGGCCGCGGCTTTGTTCCCTCGATGATGGTCAGCGTCTCGGCGAAGTCGAGTATGTCCTCGCTCTTCTCCGGCTTCCAGTAGTACGGGAAGTCCTTCGTGCCCTGGCGCTCAAGGTCTTTCAGATGCCGCTCGCAGGCGAGCCTGTGCGGCCGGCAGGCGGTGACATCGCCGATCGCGACCTTCTCAGCGTAGGCCGTAGCCCGGTCGGGCGTCGTTAACGTCATCCGGAAGCACTCTTTTCAAAGCGGCTGAACTTGTTCGCCGGCGGCAGCTCCGGGGCCTTCGGGATGATCAGCCTGCAGCGGGACGTGATGTGCAGTCCCAGCGCCCGGGCCGTGGTCTCGCACTGGAGAAAATACTTGTTCTGCAGCGCGGCGAGATCCGCCTCCATATCGAGCGCGAGTTCCTCGTCCGACACATCATCGGGGATAGCCTCGCCCTTTGCCGCCGCCTCACGCCGCAGCCGCGCGGCCTTTTTCTTCGGGGCCGAGCGCATGAGCTTTGTGTAGCGCTCGTAGAGCGAGAGCGCGACGCAGTACCGCGCGAGCTCACCGGTGTCCAAATTGGACATGATCCCGACGCGCAGCAGCTCCTCCGCGAGGCGGATATACTCCTGCTTCTGTTTCGCGTTCAGAAACTTCGGGATCTCGATGTTGTCGGCCGGCGCGTCGACCTCGGAGGACGCCCGCTCCCTTATTTCGTTTTTAGTCAGGTGCTTTCGGCCTTTGTATGCAATGAGGTCAATGGGCTGTTTCTGATTCGGCATTCGCGCGCCTCCTGTCTGATCTGATAGTCTCCGCCCCGCTCCGCGATCCCGCCCAGGCCGTAGTTACGGCCGCCCCTATTCGCTGCACCCGGGGAGAGAGGAGGCCCCTGATGCCGCGACCATATCGCGAGTATAGGAGGAAAAAATTATGGCCTGTATCTATGGCGGTCAGGATCCGGCCGACAATCGGCCGGGATCCCGTCCGCAGAATTCATCCGTCCCCGGCCGGAGCTCCCGTTCGGTTCACTCGAAGCGCGGAAAAACTCGCGTTTTCGCTCCCCCCGCGCCAGGTGCGCGCGCGGTTCTAACCAAAACCCGCGTCACGCCCGACAGATGAAAAAAACAATTCAGATTTTCGTCCCGGTGTCCGTCCCCCAGACGAAATATCTCGATCGGGGATTTTTTGCCACGCTGACCTCAGCTTGCGGTGTTGACGCATCGAGGCCGTAGAATTTCGATATCCCCCTACCTAGGCTTTTTTGCCCTTTTGGCCTTGTGGTGCCCATCACAGAGGCCTCTATAGTTGCTCCAAACGAGACGCAAGGCCCAGTTTTCCGCGATCGGTATCTTGTGGTGAACATCCGTCGCCATCTGAACATCATCTTCGCGTCGTTCACCCTTTTTTGCTTCCTCTACGCAGTCCTCGCAGAGATATCCAATGCTGGCCAGATAAGCTGCCCGTGATTGCTTCCATTCTTGGCTGTGATAAAAAGCATCGGCACGAGGATCCCGCAGATTTTCGTCGTAATACCTGGTTGCCTCACGCTTTTGCCCCGGCTCTTTAGCCAGGCAAGCATCACACACAGCCGGCCGGTTAGGTGTGGGCCTACCGCACCAGCTACATAATCGCAGTTGCATATCATCACCTCGAGACAAACAAAAAACCAGCGCCAATGACAATCAACAACTTCTCGTTGCTAATTGGCACTGGCGCTGGCACTATGGCACTGGCACTGGCTATCGATATCTATGAGGCTTTCTGTTTTGCATAACTTGCAGAAAACTATGATGTTTTTCCCGGATGTGTCTGGTCTCAACTTTTGGACTCGACCACGTCCGCAATTTGGACATAACAGCCATCCATCTTCTATGATGATTCTACTCTTTTTTTTGGAATTTTGCAATATCAAATCACTCCTTTCATTGATTTCTCTATCCTTTTTCAGAAAATATACAATGCTCCAAGTCCGAAATTAATGCACCCTTATAAATTTTTCTTATAAATTGGTCGCGACTTCCGAGGTTTAGGCTCCGGCAATAAATACTTAATATATGTATAACTGCCGTAGGTGTTGATGGTTGGAGAATCCGAATCAAGTATTATTGCGCCGGGAGGCGCAGCGAGCGTCAAATTATCATCAACCCAGTCGCTTACCGCCTTCGGATGGGCAAGCCCCATACTCGGCACCCAGGTCCTCGCACCGTTTGGTGAGCCTGACTCTCTCGGTTCTTTGGTTAAGTATCGCGCCAATTCCTCATAACCGTAGTTGTCAATTGGATCTATTTCAATTGACGAACCATTAACCCATAGCGAACGTATCAGTTCATAGTCATTGCCAGTCCCATTGACTATCACATGATGATGTATTCGCCCGTCTCCGTGCTTTGACTCAGTTACATAAACATACTTCAAATCCTGCCCGTGGCGCTGTCTTTCGCTTCTAAGCTGAATCAAGAACCTTTTAAGTAATCTTACAGCCTCTCGTTTTGATGGTGGGAGATGTTCGTCGTCGTATGTTAATGTCAGCACCAGATCCTGATAACTGAAATTCGCCGCAATTACCACTTCAAGCTTATGCCATGATTGTTTTAAATTGAGCTTTTGCCGAGCGGAGCTTGAAGCCTTCAGCTTTGCAGCCCTTACTTGGCCCTCGTCTCTGGGCAGAGCCGCAGTATATACGACTCCATAGACAAGTCTCCCAGCAGTAATTATTGTTCGTCTTTTTGTTTTTGCCAAAATTTGCACCTCCAAGCGCGAAAATGCGGGGCGCGCAGCCCCGCATTCCCTTTTCAGTTCTAAGAGTCCAATCTGGACACATTCGTTATTCGCATTCCGCCCAGCCTTTGAGGTCTGCGTAAATATTGAGATCCCCCTGCGCTGAATCAAATGTATCCCGCCAAGGAAGGGACCTAAGACAATGCCAGCCGTCGGAGCCCTTTTTCTCCGGCTTCTGATATCTTGCTTTAAAACTATTCTCGCCAAGTCCCGAAGTGACCTTATATTTCCAACCGCGTTCATCTATGTATGACTTAACGAGTCGACAAGAAGACGGCTCCGGATGCGGCGTTCCGATGATGCCGGGATAGACGGATAGTTCCTTGCCTATGTTCGGACACATGCAGCAGCGACTGATGTTATATTCCGGCATTATTCAGTCCTCCAGTTCCAAAGGCCTTGCGCGCCCTTTGCCGGAATCGGCTCGGTCAGCATTTTCACATTTGCAAATTCCCACGCAAATCGGCCTGGGCTAAAATCTCCGAAAAGCAGTTCGTTGCCCTGGATGTACTCTTTTACGTAGTGGGGCCGCTGAAGATAAACACTAAGCTTTTTGCCGCTACCATCATCAAGTATTCTATGGCATCCGACCAGCTCTGCTGTCGCGATAATTTCACCGCGCGGAAGTTTATCCCAATTGGCGGTTATAGCGCAACAATCGGTGCATCCGGGCCACAATGCTTTTACAGCGGCGTCAGTAAACCTAACGGGCAACTCACATGCCCATGGACCAACGTAGGTTTTTCCCGCATGAATTGCTATCGGCTCACGGAAATCCCGAAGTATCACGGATTACCCATATTATTAGCCTACTTTAACGGGCACCAATCCGGAACACCTTCAAGTACAGAAGGTATTTCAATAGGTTTGCATTTCATCAGCTTGCAACGATATGTATTATCCTGTATTGACTTAACAAACCTAATTTGACAATAATGGCAAGCCTCACAGCACATTAATCCCTCGCTCCTTTCACCTGATCGAGCTGCTGCTTCCGGTTCTTGATCATCTGGGCGGCGGCCAGGAGCGTGCTCGACTTCTCTTTGTCGGCCTTTTTCTCGATCGCGTAGGTTGTGAGAAGGTCAACCAACTTTTTCGGTGTGTATATTTTACTCAAATAAATTTGCCGTCCTTTCATGAAAGCGCTGATACTCTGCGCCCCTGAAGAGCGGTATGTTTTCTTAGCGCCTGGCGGCGGCGTTGCTCCCGACAGCGAGGACAGCGGAGATTTTCTTCCCGCTCGATGAAAGTAGATCCACAGCGGACACAGTATTGCGGTCTGATCCGGATAAACGCAGCACAATCATCACAATTCGGACAACCGGCAACGCAGCCTTTAATCAGGTGCCAGTTCATACACATCTCTTTTTGCCAATATCCGTCGAAGTTCAGTTCATTCAGACGCGCTTTAAGGACGGATATCAGCCGTGTCTGAAGTGCTACGCGCTCAAAGGCCTCCGCCTTCTCTTTTCGTTTCTGTTGACGTTTATTTCCGATATATGCGCCGTTACCCCAAATATCCAGGCGCGCGGCGCGGTGTTCTACTCCGGCATGCGTTCGACCCAGCGTATCCGCAATATCCTGGATTTTTGCGCCGGACCGATATAACATAACGAGCTTAGCATCTTCCTGCGCCGTCCATTTGAAACATCCTCTGGGCTTTGAGGCCAGATCTAGCTTGCGTTTCGCCTGAAGCCATTCCGGTTCACATCCAAAGGCATAAAGTTCGACACGCCGACTATCCCATTTATCAGGATTGAGCCAAAGCCACTCCATAACGTCCGTTATTTTTATGTAGGTGAAATATTGCTTACCGCGCGGTGAAATCCGCTTAAATTTCAGTCCGCATTTAGGAATCCAGTAGTCTGTAATAGCGTGTATGTCAACACCTAACAGTTTTGATATCTGAAGCGCTGGCAAATACTCACTGCTGTCCTTAAAGGTTCCGAGACCGAGGCGTTTTGCTTTAATATTAATCGCAGTCTCACTGCGTCCCAGCTTTTTAGCAATCTGAGGAATGGTTTTACTTCCCCACATTTCTCTCATGGCATCGATATCATCAGGGGACCAATCGGATTTTCTCTGATTAGGTTTTCCAATCAAGCCCAATTCCCGCCGCTTGGTCCGAACGGTACCTATGGACCGGTTCAGATTGTCACATAGCACAGAATCCGGAAGTTCCCAGTTTTCTTTGAGCCAATCAATATCTTTCTGGTTCCAAGGTCGTCCATACATATAAGGCCTCCCTATCAGCTGTGACGACGGATGAAGTGCTGGCGGCTCTCAATCAGAACCGATTTGGCGGTGTCATCACCCTTTAAAACGCGCTTTTGTTCGGCCTTTTTTTGTTCGGATGCGGCCCTAGCTTTGAAATACTGGGAGCAATCGACATGGCATGTTGCCGTATGTTCCGTACATTTATCGCATGGGAAGCCATTACTATACGTATTAAACGGCATCAGGCACCTCCGGAAATGGGATCCAGCCAACCAACTTATTTCCATCAAAAGTATCGGAAAAAAACAATGACGGATTTAATTCTCCAGCGCTATTCAAGGTTATTATTTCTTGCCCCTCAACCGGCGGGTCAAAATCAAGAGATCGCCAACCGGAGTAGGGTGCCTCGGCAGTCTTTTCATAGTTACAAGGATAATCCAAGTTCAGGAGCAGATTAACGCTGCATCCAGCGAGCTTTGCCAAATCAATGATCTTATCAATGGACCAGTATTTATATTCTTTCGCCGAGTAATCGTAAGAGCCAAATTTTCCTTCATAATGCTCGTTGACCGTTTCTTCGCTTGTATAAAATATTTTTGCAATTTCAGCCCGAGTAGCTCCGTTTTTTTCGCATATATCAACGACATGTTTCCAGAGTTCAGCCGCTTTTTTATCCTCGCGCTCCAGCTTTTTTGCTTCATCAGCCTTTTTTTTGGCTGCTTCTTTAGCCTCTTTTTCTATACGTCGCTTAATCGTCGGAAGTGCCTTGTCACAAACAAACTTGCATTTTTCGGATTTATTGCAATCGAGACAACATTTGTTACCATGCTCTGACCATGATCCTGGGACACACTGATTCCAGTTGTCTTTGCCCTTGCTTGCATTCCAAAAAGCTTCGCCATGATTACAGTTTGAGGTCTTAACACACTTGCATTCGTGATCCTCAAAGCACGCTTTGGCAAATGCGTCCAGGTGCTCAACATCATATGCGGTCAGCTTCTCACCATCTTTTCTTGCCATCAGTCGCTGATTCTCGGGAGAGATCCGGGCGAGCTCATAGGCGGCGCTCTCGTTAAGCTTTTCGGATTCAAATTTCGTCATCATTTCCGGAATGAGGCCTTCCCGGATAACTTTCAGCCTCGCCAGCCGGGACGAGCTGATGCCCATTGCCTCGGAGACAACGTCGCGCAGACGGCCGGGGATCTCGACGCCGGACTCTTTCAACCTAGCCAGCAGGTCCATGTACCGCTCGGCCTGTTTCGCGGTATCTGCCGAGGACATGACGCGTGTTGCGCGGTTCGCTTCGATCAGGAGCAGCTCTTCCATGATCTCATTAGCTGGCATCCGGACAATTGATGGAATTGCGGCATATTTAACTGGATCGTCAGACATCAGCGTCTGCCATGCGGAAAAGCGGCGATGTCCGGAGATAATCCGATAGGCTGGGCCGCTGTGTCCTGGTATCGGCTCCGTCGGCGTGACGATTATCGGCTCAATAAGTCCGTTCAGCGCAATGCTTTTCACGAGATCTGCGACGTTCGACGTGTCGTAGAAGTTTTTCTCATTAACCTGAAGGCTTTCGACGGGGACATTAATAATTTTCCCGGCGGTCGCTGGTGTGTCCAAACTGGACACATCCTCCGGCTTTACAAAGTCCGAAATACTGAACGCTTTTTTCTTTTCAGCCATTACTCCCGCGCCTCCCCAAGATATTCAGCGACAAACTGCCTGTAGTCGACCGCGGCCGCGCAGGTCTTGCTGTAGGCCTCCAGCGGCTTCCGGGCGAATGTACTCTCGTCGACCTTGTCACTGCGGCGTATGTGCTGACGGAACACCGGCAGGCCTGAGCTGCGGAGCAGCTCCTCGCCCTGGACGACAGCCGGGACGTTGTGCCACATGGTGACAAGTACGCCGGCAATCTTGATTTTTGGGCGGATCTGCCTGACACCGTCGATCTGCTTCATCAGTTCGCGCATGCCTTCAAGGGCAAAGGCGTCGATCTTGATTGGGATTATTACCTCGTCGCTCGCCGCGATCGCCGCAATGCTGGCAGCCGTAAAGCTGGGCGGGCAGTCGATCAGGCAATAATCATAGGTTTTTTCACCGCATTCCTTGGCGACCTCATTATCGTCCTTTATGGCATCGAGAAAGTCGGCCAGACGCTTTACGCTGCCGGTGTCCGCCGTAACACTGGCGATATCGGCTTCAATCAGATCTATATCCGCCGGTACGCAGGTGATGTTGCTATTGCTTGTGTTATAGATCATATCGGGATAGTAGTCGGTCAGCCCAGAAAGAATGTCCGTAAGATTGTTGCATTCCTCGCCGTCAAGTCCATAAAACTTCGTTGTATTTGCCTGTGGATCCGCGTCAATGACGAGGACCATTTTATCGTAGTCATTGGCGAGGATCGCCGCCATATTGACGGTTGTGACGGTCTTGCCGACGCCGCCCTTTAAATTTACAATCGAAATAGTTTTCATTTCGAATCGCCTCTCCTGTATTTGATTGGATAAGATTCATATACCGTCCCCGCCGGGAGATCAAACGCCAGAGTATAGAAACGTCGCTCCGGATGTATGTAAATGCAGCGCCCGGGCACGCTTACCAGCTTATGCTTGTGGCCGAGGCCCGTCATTGTCTGACCGGGAACTACATCTCCGACTCTCATTTGTCACCCCCGCCGAAAACCTCCATGACTTCCTGTACGTTGGTTTTCTTCAGCTCCGTGAACCGCGATTTCTGCGGAGGCTCGTCGCTGCGGCTCGACCGCGGGAACAGCATCATTCGCTGCGGCTCGAATCCGAGTTGAAGATAGCCGCGCTCACCTTCCTTGTTTTTTGCGATTTTCAGCCGCCGGTCGCCATTCGGCTGGCTTTCGTCTATCAGGTACAGCAGCATGATGATATCGGCGTCCTGTTCGAGCTGTCCGGATTCGCGAAGTGACGACATTGTCGGCGCTTTGCTTTTTTCGGCCTTATCCTGGCGTGAGAGCTGAGACAGGGCAATAACCGTTATGCCGGTGTCCTGCGAAAACGTATGCAGGGCCATACTGATTTCTGTAACGGCCTCAACACGGCTTTCCCGATATTTCCCGCTTGTTTTTATCAGCTGCAGGTAATCGATGAAAATAACGTCATAATGATGCGCGAGGGCCAGTGCCCTGATTTCATTGACCGTCATTCCGCTGGCATTGATAACATCGAGTGAAACGGTATCGGTGAAGCTCGTGATCTCCGCTATGCCCTTCCACGACTCACTCGAAATTTTATTGTGTTTGATCTCATCGAATGGGACTCCGGACACGCGGCAGATCAGTCGGTCATACAGCTTTTTATCCTTGGTCTCAAGCGAAAACATCCCGACGCGCTTGTTGCAGTCGGAGGCCATTTTCCAGCCGAACTCAATAGCCAGAACTGTCTTCCCAGCGCTCGGATATCCGCCGATGATGATAAAGTCGCCGCTTTCGGCACAGAGCGAAGCGTCCAGTGCACTGAAGCCCCATTTAAGGTAATCCGGAGGCTTGGCTCCGTCATGCCGGGTATAGAAGTCGGCCAGGCCCTGCGCGAAGGTTACGACTCGGGATTCATGTCTGCCGCAGAACTGTTCATTGAGTTTGTCCATTATCTGCGTTGCGTCCTCCATGGAAGGAGTGTAAATCAGCTCGGCGGCCAGATTCTGTATGCGCTGAACGCCGGACTGCTCATGCATCAGCTCCGCGTATGGTTTCCAGTTCGCGGCCGTGGGCGTCACCTGCATGACTTCCAGCAGCGTTCGCTGATATTCAGGCGGCAGCTCATTCGCTACCATAACGGCGTCAACCGGTTTCCGGCTGAAATAGACCTTTGTCACTGCGTCGTAAATTCTGCGGTAAACGGCCGAGGTAAAATCGTTAGGGTTTATCATCGCCACGGCCTCGCCGACGATCTCAGGGTCTATCAGTATGGATCCGATCACAGCGACCTGTGCTTCTAGCAGCCGGGATTTATCCAGCGTGCTCTGATCTTCTTTCACCATCTCTGTACCTCCTCCGACTCCTGGACCGTTGAGGTCCGGGCCGGTGCGCTATCGTCCTTCGGAGCAAACACAGACTTCCAATTTCGAAGCGTAGCTTCATTGAGCATGTCGATTTTCAGCGCCGAGGATCCGCCGGACAGCTTGTCAAGTTTTTTGGTCAGCAGCGTGACGGATCTCGCCGTTGAGATCGGGTCCTTTATTGCCGCCCTCATTTCCGCGAAGCCAAATAGCGCCTCCAGCAGTTTTGCGTCCCCGGCGGCGTAGTCCGAGAGCATGTCCGTAATAACCTTCGTTGCAATCCTGGGGGCTATAGGGGTATTATTATTAATACTTGTATTATTCTCCTCCACTTTTTGATGGGGAGGCTCCCCATTATTTGATGGTGGGGTATCCGCTTTTTGATGGGGAGGGGTACAGAGCAATGCTGTATGCGCTGTAAGCCAGATTTTACGGATATCTACAGCGCCCTTTTCGTTACGGATTACCTCGACTAATATGTATCCTGCCTTTGCCAGGCTTCCGATCAGCGCGCCGACCGTCTTGATGTTGAAGCCGTACAGCTCCGCAAAATATCGGTTGGATGCGTAACAGTATCCGCCGGCCGAGGCCAGCGCGGAGATCTCACCATATAACAGCTTTGCGTTCGGGCGGAGCTTATCGTCATATCTGACGATCGCGGGAATTATCGCGTAGTAAGCCGGGGCGCTGAGCTCCGGAACTTTTGATTTTTCAGCTGTCAATACGTACAACCCCCTTGTTTTCCAGGCAGAAGTGTTGTACAATAATTTTGTGATCTGATGCGCGTTTGCGTGTCATGGAGTCGTAGTCATTGCAGTGACTGCGGCTCTTTTTTGTTGGCCTATTCACCGCTGCCGTCTCCTTTCATGACTGAAAATTCAATCGACATTATAGCTTGGCAGACATCCCTCATTTCCTTCATGATTTCGGTCCAGCGCGGCAGTTCGTCCGCGGATATAATCCCGTCGCAGGTGATTTCGATCATTTCGTCCTGCACCCGAAGAAAATCGTGAACCTCCTTCTGCAGTTTCAGGATCGCCAGTGGCAGCGTTGTCGGAACGATCTCCGGCAGGATAGACCTCGCGAGCTCCATGTTGCTCCGCAGGTGCTGGTAGGCAAGAAACTGCGTCCCATAGACTTCCACCATCTTCACGACGATATCGTCCGCTGGTATACGCTCCCCCGCTTCGTAGGCCGCGATGGATCTCGGTGACGAGCAGATGAGCTCCGCGGCGCGTTCCTGTGTTAAACCCGCCGCCATACGCGCAGCCTGATAAATATTTTTGCCGTTCTGTGACATGGCAATCTCCTCTCGTTGTGGGTATAATTCAATCATGCAGTGGTAATATGGGACGGTTGCTGCTTCTCGATCGTGAACGAAAAGTTTATGTACGTCGGCAGGGATTTCTCCATTTGATGCGCGAGCGTTTTCGCCTCTGCGTAGGTGGGCTTGACAGCGACCCGCCGCCCGTCCTCCTTTATCACCCAGACCTCCGGCACCTTCTGTTTTCTCGCCATCACGCGCCCCTCCCGTACTGCAGTTCCTCGCCCTGGTTGACGATCACCGGCCGGCCGTATTTCATGAAGTGCAGAAATCCCTCTTTCGGGATCTGCACACGGGTTCCGGCTACCACAACGGGAAACCCGAGCAGCGCGGGATCTTCTCTGGCCTGCAGTCTGAGGCTGTTTGCATCAAAGCCGAGCAGCGGCGCGACGTCGGCGCAGGTGAGCATCAGTTTATCGATCGCGGCCACATCCTCCAGCGTCATGTTTTCGCGGCCTCCCTTCTTTTGCCATATCTGATGATCTCGTTGACTGTCGAGGCGCTGAACCCGTTGAGCACAAAAAGGCGGCAGACATAGGTATAAGGGACGCCCGTCGTTATGGTGATATCGGCCAGCTCGTTTTCCTGAGCATCAATCTCCGCGCAAATCTGCGCCATGGGCAATCCTGTTGTCTGCGAGAGTTCCTCGATCGTCAGCGCGTAATCAGTCATTTTTGACATTGCACAGCCTCCCTCCTGCTGCTGGGATAAGCTATCAGCTCAGCTAAAGCCGAGTCCACTTCTTTATCGGAAATGACTCCACCCGCATTTAATCCCCGGATAAACCCTGAGATTTGACCATATATGCGATCCTGCTCCGCCTGGTTGACCATCCATTTTATATCAAATGAGACTGTAAGCTCATCGCCTTTTAAGAGTGCCTTTTCGTAATCCTCCAGCCAAGCCCTTAAAACAGCATAGCCCCCGTTCTTCCTGCGCTTCTCTAACTTTTCCATAATGGAACTTATGTTTGCCAGCATTACACAGCCTCCTTTTCCTCGTTTTCCGTGAACAGTTCGTCGATCATGCATCCCAGCACTCGGGCCAGATCCGGGAGCTTGTCGGCGCTAGGATATTTAGTTCCCACTTCCCAGCTTGCAATAGTAGACTGATTCACCCCCAGCAGCGCTGCAAGTTCATTCTGGGTCAAACCTGCGTCGACTCGTTTATTTTTCAAATTTTTCAAAATTTCGCCTCCGTTCTTGATTAAACATATTGCTTGTGGTAATATTTTGCTAATGAGAATCGCGGCATTGACATAGTCTTCTTAAACCGAATTGGACTCGCATAACGTCGATTCTGGTTATCTTATCCGGCAGTTCATCTTCCGTTTTTCTCCGCCTCCTTCCGTTTATTACCTGTAGCAATATAATACATTCGTAATTACGCATTGTCAAACAGTATATTCGTAATTCCGCATTTTTGTTAATATTGCTCACACCCTACTATATAAAAAAGAATTAGTCTATTTTTATGGAGTGTATTATGGATAGCAGCCTATTAATCGAAAATATCAAACGAATTAGCAAGGCGAAAGGAATTGCTCCGACTAATGCTTGTAAAGAAAGTGGCGTAGGTACAAGTTTTATTCCTGATATAAAAAGAGGTCAAATTCCTTCAGTCGCAAAGGTTCAGATGCTGGCCGATTACCTAGGCGTGACAACGAGCGACCTTTTGGGCGAAAAAATACCGCCCGTGTCCGAAGACGACGGGCGGCTTGATTCAGCATTTGCCAACGCTAACGAGCAAACACGCGAGGCTATTGAGTTAATGAGTCTGTTGACTCCTGAAAATCTGGAGAAGGCGAAGGATTACATTCGTTTTGAGCTTGCGAGGCAAGGAGACACTGGAGATAAGCAATAAGGTTTGGCTTATCCCTGAGCAGTGAGATCAGGTGCGAATATTCTTTTTTCTCTTCCGGGCTCATCATTAACCTCCACCGAGGCCTCTTTAAATTTGCGCGCTTTTATGCTAGCATAAATTATCATATTTTGCAATTTTGAGGTGAATTGGAATGAAAAAACTACTCCCCATAATTTTGGCGATTATGATACTTTTTTCCTCCTGCGGGGCGGTGGCCTCGACAGTCAGTACGTCGGCAGAAGCAACGGTCACGCCAATACCAATGATAACGGTAGGCCCTTCTGCCAGTCCATCAACAACTGCCTCGCCAAAGCCGACTCTCGACCCACGTTCTGCTATGATTCATATATCGTCAAGCGTAGATACAGCGCTTAGTCAGGTAATCATAAAAGTAATCAATAACAGTAATGCCACCTTTACCGGTAAAATCTTTGTTACCATCACATCAGGAACGACGGACCTTGATGCCGGATATTTTACGGTCAGCACCTTACCGTCCGGACAAACTACATATAACAAAATAGCGGTCAAAACAACCGACAATCTCCACGTAAGCGCGGATATTACTCAATGCACCTTTAGTTAACCTTCTGATTTTTTTATGTGTCCAAATTGAGCCATCATCATGACAATCTTTGCTGAATAGAAACATCTGAATTAATTGTTTTTTATCTATCTAATGATAACATAGCAACATCTCGTTTCAGAGAGGATGTTAACTTGACATGAGCAATGATATAGTTTGGCAAGTTATGAAAATGAAATACTTCGCGATGCTCCTTGAAAAGAAAAGATTGACGCTGCAGAGAATGTCCGATAAGCCTGAAACAGCCGAATGTGCAAATTTTTATGATTTAATAGGGAAAATTGTGCCTGGTGGTGATTTATTACCGGAAGAAATTAATAATCGAAATGACAAACTTGCTTCAATTATGGAAAACCGAAGAAATAGTATTTATTTTACATGTTTTTATGGCCGTGAGAAACTTACTTATAATATCATCAAGACTTTCGGCGAAGATAATGGTATAGCAGTTGCTTTTGACAAAAAAAAGCTCATTAAAAGGTGCAAAAATTATAAAAGCAACGATTTAATTACTGGGGAAAAGTTAAAATATGATTACGTAAAGTACGACGAAGACGGTTTGGATACTTACTCTGAAAAAGAATTTGCCGATAATTATTTAGATTTGTTTTACTATAAATCTGAAAGCTACAGAGATGAAAATGAATTCAGGATAGCCGTTGATCTGAATAAAGGCCATTTAAATGGAACCAGAAAAGATACTGACTCAAACATCCTTTTCACAGATAAATTTGCTTACTTGCCTATTTTCCTAAAGGATATTGTGAAACTCGCAATTCCAAATGGTGATGACTTGGAAATAATTCTCTGTAATCTTTTAAAAAACTATAAAAAAACCATGCGCTTTGAAAAATCTGGTAATCCTAAAAGTCTCTTTACACAACCCATTATTAATTATGAGCGAATGAAATGAAAGGGAGTATTTTGCCATGACAAACCGCATCTTTTCAGATTTATTTGATACAGTCAAACAAAAAGAAAAACTGAATAGTAAATTTGATGGCAAAGCAAAAATGCTTGCCGAATTCTACTTGGACAAACTTAAGATTCAGGCATTATTTTTAGGAAAAGTAATAATGACAGATGCGCAGTTCTTTGATAGTATTTTTCTCTACAGCTTAAGCGATGAAGAATTATACGGCTTTTTGAAATTTGCAAAAGAAAATGATTATTTGGAAATCCGTCACAGACCTGAGCCAATAAAGAAAATGCTCGGCAAGCAATTCCTATTTAGCTCGATTTCTGAAGAGCCGCTTGCAAACGCTATTTATGAAATTGGTGCAGATATAACAGATAAAATAAAGGAAGATACAGCTTATTCATATTTTGAGGCTGTAGAAGCAGCAGCGGGAGGTCGGCTCGACGGGCTATCTGAGCCGTACGAAATATTTAAAGCGCGTCTGATAAAAATGGATGAGTGGCGTCTTCAGCCAAATCAACATCTGTTTATTGAATGGGTCAATCCGAATGATTATAATCATAGTGGGATATATTACAGAGACCTGCCAGACGTTATTAAGAACAACCGAGAACTATGGAAAAATTATATAAATAATAAAATATCTTTGGAACCGGATATTAAAAAAGCTGTTTTTGAAGAATTAGATAAGCCTAGACCTGACAGGTCAAAGTTATCGAAGCTCTCTGATGGCAGTGATAATTACAAGCGTTTTTTTAATAGTTTTAGTCATTACTATAATATAGGCATCGGCAGTCAGCATCTTTCTACAACTGTAGAATCGGATTTAGAGGATGATTATGTTATCAGGGCCGGCAACGGAAGATATTTGTTTAATGAAAAAAAAGAGTTTGACCTTGTTATGCTCAAGGCAGAATTGGATGGAATAATACATACTAATTGGAACGAATTTTCAAAAAGATACGCGACGGATGGCCTACACAAAAAGCGTGATGAGCTCTGGGACGCTGTGTATAGTAGAAACGCCGGGGCGTTTATGCAAACGCTAAATAAAATTCGTGAAGTTCTTTCGTTCCCCGATACAGTTGTCTCGTCTCTTTGCGAAAGTGATAGTAGCATAAAATCTTTTGGTACATCAACAAATGAAGCCCTAGAAAAGAAATATACCTGCGCTCAAGATTTAGATAAAGAAAAAGAAGCAGAATGTATTTTGAAATTTTATATTTAACAATTCAAACCGTAGGTGTTTATATTACTCGACTGTTATAGATAAATGTAGAACTTCATTATTGCGCATATCTGTGTCCAATTTGGACCACTTGGGGGCGGCACTATGCTTTGTATAAACAAAAAATGCGGAGCTGAACTCCCGGACGATGCTGTATTCTGCCTATACTGCGGCCGCAAACAGATCCGCGAGGCGCACCAGAAACTGCGAGGCAATGGCGAGGGCACGGTCTACAAGCGCGGCGACACCTGGACGGCCGAGGTTGTGATTGGCTGGAAGAAGAACAAAGAGGGCAAACGCTATCGGCTTAGGCGTACAAAGGGCGGCTTCAGAACCAAAAAAGAAGCGCTAGAATGTATTCCATCGCTGAAAAAGACGCCGAACAAAAAGGTTGTCACGTTGTCAGCTCTTTATGAAGGCTGGAGCGAAAGCGCAGCTCTCAAGCTCTCGAAGTCAAAACAGACCTCTTACAAAATTGCATATGACAAGATCGAGGATATAGCCTACATAAGCATCGGGGTACTGACCATCAAGGACTTGCAGGACTGTGTTAACGAGCACGCTCCCACCTATTACACGGCGCGGGACGTCCGGACGCTGCTCACTCACCTTTATGATCGTGCCTGCGCCCAGGGAGACGTCCAGACCAACCTTGCAAGGTTCATCGAGCTTCCGGAGCTTGAAGAAGTCGAAACGGTGCCTTTTACGGCGGATGAGCAGAAAAAGCTCTGGGAAGACTTCAACTCTGGCAACAAATTCACCGGCTATATACTGCTGATGATCTACACCGGCATGATGCCCGGCGAGCTGCTACAGGCCAAGAAGACTATGATTGACTGGGACGAGCACCGGATCACCGGCTGTGGCCTGAAGACCAAAAAGCGCAAAGAGACGCCGATCCTCCTCCCCAACATTATCCTGCCGGTTCTCGAGACCTTGTGTGAAGGCGACCGGGAGAAGCTTTTCGCGCATAACCGCGACGAATTCTATGACGGCTTCAAGTCGACGATCGAGCGCTTGGGCCTGAATCCCGACCTCCGTCCCTACAGTTGCCGCCACACCACCGCCACCGCCCTCGACGAAGCCGACCTCCCTCCGACAATTATCAAAGAAATCATGCGCCACACCAAATTCAGCACCACGGAGCGCTACATCCACAAAGACACCAGCGTCATGCTTGAGGCTATGAATGAAAAATTGAAGAAACCAACTACAGATTAGACATTTCTATAACGATGAAAACGTGTATTTTAGCAAATAATGTAATATTTATCTATGGTATATACCTGGACGCGATTATAATTCAAAATATTGAGAGAATATATAAATTGAAATTGCGAAAGAAGGATTGTGGGTTGCTTATAATTGACAGAGTTGAAATTCAGTATTTTCGATCAATATATAGGCAGTTTATTTACAGTGTTAAACCTTTAAGTATATTAACAGGGAAAAACGATGCCGGTAAATCAAATGTGCTTAAAGCACTAAATCTTTTTTTTAATAATGAAACGGACAACTCCACAGCATTTTTCTTTGCAGATGACTTCAATTTCAGACGATTAAATGAAGTGCGACAAGACTCAATAAAAGGCAAGCAATTTATTCAAATTAAAATTACTTTTTTACGTGGAAACCAATTTCAGAAAACACTACCAGAAACATTTACAGTGACAAAAAAATGGCTTAGAAGCGACAGCATGCCATCAATAGTAACAGACGATGTAGAAAAAAGAATGCTCTCAGAAGGAAAAGAGTATAATGACAGATGCAAATCATCATTAACAGCATTCCTAAATAAAATAAAGTATGTTTATGTCCCAGCAATAAAAGATAACGATACATTTTCTAAAATGCTTAACGAACTTCAGGACTGCATCTATAATGACAAGTTGTCAACAGATAAAAACTTGATGGATGCGCTAACAATAATTTCAAATGGAGTTTCATCATCAGCCGATGAAATCAATGAAGAATTTAATTCTGTTACTGGAATTTCGACTTCAATTACAACTCCTCAAACTATTAGTGGGCTATACAAAACGCTAGGTATTTCAACAAAATACGGTGAAAACAATATTAATATAAATAAACGTGGAGATGGAATAAGAGTTCGCTATATTCCAAGTATTCTTAATTATATAGCTAATTCATCAAGAAAAAACTACATCTGGGGATTTGAAGAACCAGAGAATTCATTGGAGTATGGGTTAGCACTTGAAATGGCACAGAGCTTTAAGAATACATACACGAATACAAGTATGATATTTCTTACTTCACATTCGCCTGCCTTTATTTCTCTTGATGTTGACAATACCGTACAGATTTATAGATGTTTTAATGTATCAGAGGGCACAATTATTAGATCAATTCGAGAGATAGAAAAGGGCGATCAAAAATATCCTGAATTATCAGAAGAACTTGGTTATATGAAGCTTCAAAAAGAATTGTATTTACAGCATTCAAAAGCATTAGCCGCTCAGAAGGAATTAGAGGCAAACAATAAAGCACTTGCCACTCAATTGAGCAGATTACGGAAACCAGTGATTTTAACAGAGGGTAAAACGGATGCTCTCATTCTTAAAACAGCATGGGAAAAACTTTATTCAACTGAATGTCCATATGATATAAAAAGCTGTAATGTAAATAATGAGACCGATACCTCTAGTGCTGGTTGTGCTATGTTACGTTCATATTTGGAATCATATCGGTTTGACAGTCAAAACATCGTAATTGGACTGTTTGATCGTGATACAGCTGGAATAAAGGAATATTCTCTAAATAAAAATTTCAGAGAATCAGATAATACGAAGTGGAAATACAGCAGAAACGGAAAAGCATATGCCATGTTGCTGCCTATACCCATTGGAAAAGAACAATTTGCAACTAGTGAAAACCTTTCAATAGAGTTTATGTTTGATAAAGCAGATCTTGAAAAGAAAGTAAATGGTTTTGGGTTAGAATTATTACCTCAGGAAATAATTGAACGATGTGCTGGAAAAGTGATTGGACGGCGCGATGCAATAGAATTTCATTTGTTCCGTATTAACGATAACACGAAAGTGTATTTTGCCGAAAAGATTGTTCCAACCCTTCAGCAATCTTCTTTTGTACATTTTAAGTTAATTTTTGATATTATTGAAGAAATCATGCATCCACTTAGAACTAATGCTATGCTGTTAAATGCTGATAGACTTAGGCTTATTAAGTCTCTGCGAGAGATTCTAGAAAGAACGATTGAGAAAAAAACGACATTGCAACAAATGGAATAGCACTCTGAAGTTTGCAAAATTCCTCTTTTGGTTATTTTTACATACGCAGCGCTATTGGTATTTGCTTTAACTTATTTGCCGATTTAGAAACGGTTTAATCTTCTTAGTAATTGAAAACCGAAATCGTCATGGAGAAGTCAAATGAAAAAAATATCTCCTCTTGCTTTAACAGCATTAAAAGATGCACTTACTTCAATTTATTGGACTAAGCGTGATTTGATCAGCTTTATTGAAAATAGTATCCAGCATCAGTCGATGGTAGCAACAATTGATTGGCAAAACCAAGTTAAATATGAGAGTGTTTCTCAATTAATTGATAGAATGGCCTCACATCCGGAAATTTATCAGACGGATCTTCTTAATCTTATTAATTATACTTCGAGTATAACGAATTTCGATCATTTGAAACGTTGGGATGATGCACAAGATAAAATAATAAAAGCTAAATCGGCCGTGCAATCTTTAAAGAGTCAAACAGGCGGATATTTTGAAGCTTTGAAGGAACAAGAATCAATTGCAGAAAAACGTCAGCAACATAATGCTAATATTAATGCGTCATCTGATTTCCAAAAAAAGCTATCTGAATTAAGGGAATCATTCTTTCAACTTACAAAAAACATTTCTCCTCAAGAACGCGGTTTTGGCCTAGAAAAGTTTTTAAACGCTTTATTTGAACTGTTTGATCTTCAGCCAAAACAATCCTACAGAATTTTGGGTGAACAAATTGATGGTGCATTTTCATATGAGGGGACAGATTACTTACTTGAAGCCAAGTGGCAAAGCAATCTAATTAACTTGAGTGATCTATATTCTTTTGCAGGTAAAATAGATAGTAAATTAAAAAACACTCTTGGATTGTATTTTTCTATGAATGGATTTTCTGATAATGTTGTAAAAGAAAAAAGCAATATTAAAAATATGCTTTTATTCGATGGTCTAGATATGATGCAGGTACTTGAAGGTAGAATTTCTCTTACAGATATTTTATTACAAAAAAAGAGACACGCTTCTCAGACAGGAGAAATTATGTATCGAGTAAACGGCTTTTGA